CGCCGGTGTCGATACGACACACGCCGACCTCGGCGGAATGTTCATCGGCGCGACCGATGGAAGCACCGAGGGGTTCGTCGGACGCACCCAGGACGACGGTAACACTGACGCCTGGGCGGGCGTTGTTCACAACGAGACCAAGGCGTTCGGGGCCTATAAGCCCGGCGCGACCGCCACGGCTACGCCCGTCCTGTTGGGCGAGGCTGACGGCTCCTTCTCGGGCAACGACCTTGTACTGAACTGGACCACCACGACCAGTGGCCGCGAGCTGAACGTGCTCGTTCTGGGTGACGCCGACTCCGGCTCTCCCCAGAACGTCAACGTCACGGGCCTCGGCTCGGCCGCCGCCATCGGCACCGTCACGACGACGGCGAACTTCAACCGCAGCGTCACCGGGCTCGGCTCGGCCGGAGCGTTCGGCACAGTCACGCCCACTCCGGGCAACGTCAACCGCTCGATCACGGGCCTCGGCTCGGCTGGGGCGATCGGCTCGCTGACGACCCAAGTCGGGAACGTCAATGTCTCGGTCGCGGGGCTCGGCTCCGCGGCAGCGATCGGCACGGTCACCGCGAGCCAGGGCGGCGAGGCGCAGAGCGTCAACGTCACAGGCCTCGGTTCCGCGGGCGCGTTCGGCGCTGTCTCGGTCCAAACGAACTTCAACCGCTCGGTCACGGGACTGGGTTCGGCAGGCTCGTTCGGCACGGTGACGGCTCAGCCCGGCGGTGTGAACCGCGCGATCACCGGCCTCGGTTCTGCAGGCGCGTTCGGCGCGCTTACGGCCGTCCCCGGCGCTCGCAACGTATCGGTGACCGGACTCGGGAGCGCAGGAGCCTTCGGCTCCGTATCCACGCTGACCGGCAACACGAATGTAACGGTGGTCGGGCTCGGCTCGGCCGCGCAGTTCGGCGGACTCACCGCTACAGGCGGCGAGCCCCCGGCGATCCCGGGCGGCTTCAACCGCCGCTGGCGGCAGCGCCGCAAGTTCTAACTCACGAAAGGAGGCCAGGTGATCTCGTATCCCCTCGCCACAAACGTCGGCACCGGCACTGGGGCCGCGCTCTCCGGCATGACGCCGGTCCTGGGCGGGCTCGAGGGCGCGATGCGCCTGGCCGTCGTCGTCAGCGTCGACGCAGTCGGCGCGACTCCCGCGCTCTCGTACCAGGTCGAAGGCTCGATGGACGGCACCAACTGGACCGCCCTGGCCCTCGTCTCGATGGACGCCACGGTGGCCAGCTCGTCCGCCGCGGTAGCCGTCCCGTCCCCGGCCGCGGGCGTGAAGTCGGTCCGGTACGTCGACGGCCTCGACAAGCGGTTCTTCAAGGCCATCCGCATCAACGCGACGGCGAACACCAACGTCACGAACTGGGACGCCGAACTCCAGCGGGTCGACCAGTAGTGAACATCCACGTCCGCGGCGGCACCAGTGCCGGGTGGCGTCGGATCAAGCAGATCGCGCGCGCGGACTGGCTCTGCCCAGGCTGCGGCAAGGCGATCCGTTACTTCTGGACGAAGTGCCCGAACTGCGGGCACCCGCACCCTGAGCACTAGTTAGGAGGTCGCGTGGATTTCCGTTCGCTCCGCGCGGGCGGGCGGGACAGCGGCACCAAACTCGAGAAGCGGTGGCGCGCTGAGCTGCTCGAACGCCACCCGTACAAGATGTTCTGGTTCCTCCAGCGGGGGTACCAGCCGCACATCTGGCAGGCCCTGTTCCACGGGGCCACCCACAAGGGCAAGCTGAACATGTTCCGCCACCTCGTGGCGGGGCGGCGAGGCGGCAAGACGCTGTCCGCGGCGTGGGAAGTCCTGTTCTACGCCATGAACCCGAGCGAGTTCCACCGGGACGCGCACGGGGAGGAGAGCACCAAGCCGCTCTGGATCTGGGCGCTGGCGAAGGACCACAAGCTCGGCAACCCGTCCCTGATGACCTTCATCGAGGTCATCCGCCAGGCGGGCCTGATCAAGGGCCAGGACTACGAGTACAACAAGACTGAGAAGGTCTTCGAGTTCTTCGGCCCCGGCGGGATGCCGCTGGCGCGTGTCGAGTTCAAGTCCGCCGACGACCCGCAGAACCTCCGAGGCGCAGGCCTCGACATCCTCTGGATTGACGAGTCGGCCTTCATCCCGACCCGGGAAGCCTGGGACGTCGTGTTCCCGGCGCTGGCTGACAAGGAGGGGATCGTCATCACGACGACGACCCCGAACGGCAAGAACTGGTTCTGGGCTGAGTTCTGGAGCGAGCAGGCCAAGGCCGACCCGAACAACTTCCGGGTCGAGTACACGAGCATCGACAACCCCTGGTTCTCGAAGGCTCGCTGGCTCTGGGCGCTCGAGCACTACCACCCCGTCATGTTCCGGCAGGAGTTCCTGGCCGCCTTCGACGCGATGGCCGGTGTCAGCCTCAACGGCGACTGGCTCAAGTTCTTCGTGGACGGCACGCCGGACATCCAGTCCGACGACGTCGGGATCCCCCGCTACCAGGCCGAGAACGGCCAGTGGGTCTACGACCTCGACCTCTACATCGGGGTCGACCCGGCGATCTCGCTGCACGATGAGGCCGACTCCTTCGCCATGGCCCTGATCGGGGTCACGAAGGACCGATCGCAGGCCTTCCTCCTGGACTACTACCTCGACCGCATCCCGATCACGGAGCAGGTCGAGAAGATCCACGAGTGGCACCTGCGCTACCGAGTCGACTTCATCTCAATTGAGTCGATCGCTTATCAGCAGGCGCTGGCCCAGATGGTCACGCGCCTCGCGGGGATGCCGCCGGTGCAGGCGGTCGTCAGCCAGACCAAGAAGAAGAACGACAGGCTCATGCAGCTCGGCCCGGTGTTCCGGCGCGGGGTCGTACGGATCCGCCGGTCGCACAAGGACTTCATCGACCAGTGGGTCTCGTTCGACTACGAGCAGAAGAACAACCGGGACGACCTCCTCGACGCCGTTGAGCTTGCGCTCAGCGCGGCCGGGGTGCTGATGCCGATCGTGCCGATCTGGGATCAGGACACGAACGACCTGCGGGGCAACTCGCTCGAGCAGGAAGCGTGGCTCCAGATCCTCCGCAACCGCGACAAGAAGCAGGTCTTCGATCCGGAACTCGGATCAGAGGCCTAGGAAGGAGGGCGCATGCCCAAGAACGAGCTGGACCTTCACCTCCAGCGGGTGGCTAAGGGTTCCTACTCCGAGGCCAGCGGCGTGTTCACGGTGACGGGTTCACTGGATGAGCGCCGCCTCCTGGAGCTGATTGAGCAGTCACGGCAGGACGCACACCGCGTCGTAGTCGAGGCTGGCGTTCTGAAGATCCGTCCGGGGCGCGCGTAGCCGTGTTCCGCATCGTCCGCAAGAGCCGGGAACGGCTCATCGAAGACGGCTACCAAGCGCAGCTCGCTGAGCGCGAGCGGTTGATCCAGGTGCTGGTCGAGCAGATCGAGCACCTGCGGGCCCAGCTGGGTACGCCGAACCAGCGACTCAGCTACGCGGCTCTGACGCCGGTGCAAGAGCCTGAGCCCGAGTGGACTCCCCCGCCGGAGAACGGAGAACCGGTAAGCGAAGACGAGCTGGAGATCCAGGCGATGGAGCAGGCAGGCATCGTCTCGCCGGAGCAGGCCGCGCAGATGCGCGCGGCGCTCGAGCGCAAAAACATCATCGAGTAACGGAAGGGGGTGACGAGTGGCTGACCTCACTGAGACGGCCAGGCCCAAGAGCCTCCGCGATCTGAAGGATCCCGGTTCGCTCGCTGAGAAGCGGCGCGAGCTGGAGTCACTCCGATCCCGCGACAAGGTCGACTGGACCCTGAACCGCGAGTTCTACAAGGGCAACCAGTGGTCGTTCTGGAACCCGGTGTGGCCGGGCGGCGGGCGGCTCGAGCAAGACTCGGTCGACCAAGGCGGCAACCAGCCGCACTACAAGGTCCGCCTTACCGTTGCCGACCTCCAGGACGCGGCCCAGCACTGGGTGGCGCAGCTGACGAAGAACCGGCCGATCATCTACGGGACGCCGGACTCAGGCAGCGAGCGCGACCTCAAGTCGGCGCAAATGGGCTCGCATCTGTGGGAGTACTGGTGGCAGGACATGAAGCTCGAGGAGAAGCTCCAGACCTCGCTCCTCGATGCCACCCTCTCGCAGGGCTACTGGCACATCACCTGGGACAGGCTCGCCGGGAAGCTCATGACCTTCATGGTCGACCCGGAAGGCCAGCCCATGACGGGCTACACCGACGAGGAACTCGACATCTACCGGGACGAGCTTCGCGACGACGGAGTCGACCCGAAGGAGATGGAGAAGACCGTCGCCGTCGGCGACATCTCCATCCGGCCGGTGCCGGGGGAGAACGTCCTCCTCGACCCGACCGCACGAACCTTTTCTGACGCTCGCTACGCGATCATCGCTGAGAGCCTCGACGTAGACGAGCTGACCGCGCGCTACCCGCGCGACAAGAGGGGCAACTCGACTGCCAGCGTCGCGCCCGACGCGATCCCTGGCGACGAGGCCGCGGCCCCGCAGACCTTCCAGTGGCAGGACGAGCGGCCGAAGACGGTCCGCCGCGTCTACCACATGTACGTCCGGCCGGGCCCCGCCATGCCTCGCGGACGCTACGTCTGCTGGATCGAGGGCCCCGACATGGTCCTCGTGGATGAGGACTGGCCGTTCCCGTTCCGGGAGCTGCCCCTCGTCAAGTTCCCCGGCATCGAGCGGCCGGACTCTCCGCTGGACATCCCGCGGATGACCGCCGCCCGACCGCTGGCGAAGCAGATGAACCGCTCCGTCTCGCAGGTGATCGAGCACCAGAACCTGACGATGAAGCCTCAGCTGCTCGCGCCGGTCGGCTCCCTCGTGGAGCGCATGACGAACGAGCCGGGCCGGACGATCTACTACAACCCGCTCAACAACCACATCCCTCAGTGGCGGGACATCCCCAACATCCCGTCCTACGTCTTCGAGAACCTCACCAGGATCGAGGCGAAGCTCGACCGGCTGTTCAACCGGGCCCCGACGCAGCGTGACCAGCTGCCTGCCCGGATCGACGGCCCCGGCGGCATCGACCTGATCCACGAGGCCGTTGCCGACCAGATTTCGCCGGTGATCCGGCGGCTGGAGGGCGCGCTCGTGACGGCGGGGATGCTGATGGTGAAGCTGGCCCAGAAGTACTACGTCG